GCCATCTATAGCTCCCGAATGGTGCCGAATCACGTCCAGCATTGATATACTTGGAATGCGTGCCCAGCTTTCTTTCGTAAGCTATAGCTTTTCGAGTCTCAAGAATCTCAATAGATTCTTGCCGTGCCCTATATCGTTGTCCACTAGGTGAACGAGCCATTACCTTAAGCCTCATTAAGTTGAATGTAGCCTAAGTATACTCTTTTATACGCCAATGTCAAACCCATTTCAGGCACAGACTTTAATCAAAATATAAGAAAGTGCCCAATTTTCTGGATATTTGTTAAAATTTAGTGGGAAGGTGGATTATTAGCTATGGGATTGGAAGTACAGAGGATCAGTAAAACACAGGAGACTTTCTGTAAAGCATTCGCTAAAACCGGAACCATTAAAAAAGCCTGTCAGATAGCGGGATTACATAGGGAGACAGTTAGGCTATGGGAAAAGAACGATATTCAAGGCTTTAGAGAAAAGTACAGAGAAGCACAAAACGAGCATGCAGACTGGTTATTAGAGTTAACGTGGGATAGGTTGGAGAATCCTAAAGGTAATCTAGGCACAGATACTCTATTGATAGCAGCTAACAATACCTATAACCAATGGCGGGATACTACCATGCTAGGCGTAGATGATTCGGTACTCTCAGCTATCATTGGTATAACTAACCAACAGGATAAATTGAGACTAGAGAAAGAATCGGAAGCTATAGAGATTGAGACTATAGAGGAAACTACGCCAGAATTGATGCCTTGGGATGATACCCCCAGCAAGGCTTAGCCTGTTCCTGTAGTATATATAATCTAACCCCAACAGCATTTTTTCTGGAAAAGGCTATTATGTCCCGAAGGCCATACTCTCATTCCCCTCTAGAGAGCCCACTAATATATGAAGACGCCTAGGGGCACCGTTGTGTCTATAGCTGCCGTCATGGTGTTGATCCATATGGTGGAGGATACGATACTGCTGTCTATAGGGAGGTTCCTGCCTTTGCCTGTGTGGTCTATATATGTGATAGGGTTGTCGTTATCGACAGTGATGATGACAGGATTCGCTCATAGGATCATAATGAGGAAGGAGCGGGATGACCCATGTATGTAAACGCACTGGTCGTCCCGTTCCTGGTGAGAAAGAATGGTGATAGCTGACAAGGTACTGTCTGAGGCTGCTGTAGCTAGATTGATCGAGGAAGGCTACGGTGTGCTGGCGACCATGTTGCAGATGCTGAAGGTGGTTCCCACCAAGGAGCAGTGGAAGATACTGAGGTCGCTGCGGCGGATAATGCTGATCTGTGGCGGGGTCCGGGGCGGTAAGTCTTTCGTGCTGTCGATGATACTGATGAGCCGGATGGACTGGCGGAAGGAGCAGTTGTTCTGGTTGGTGGGGCAGAACTATCCGTTGACCAAGCCTGAATTTAACTATCTGGTGGATATGACCAGCAGGGTGGGACTGCTGAAGAAAGCGTCTAAGAGGGTCGATCCTGGGTATATCGAGTTGAAGAATGGGACGCTGATCGAGACTAAATCGGCGGATGATCCCAAATCTCTGGTGGGTCATGCTGTGGACGGTGTACTGGGTTGTGAAGCGTCCCAGATAGATTTGGATTCATACTACCGGATGATCGAGCGGGTGGCGGAGAAGAGAGGCTGGGTGGCTCTGGGCGGTACTATGGAAAGGTCTTTGGGCTGGTACCCCAAGTTCTTCCAGGCTTGGAGGAACGGTACCGGGGATTCCCAGTCATTCTCTCTGCCCAGTTGGACCAACCTGCATATATTCCCTGAAGGGAGGGAGGACCCGGAGATACTGCGGATGGAGCGGGAGATGCCTCCCGATCTGTTCTCGGAGCATGTGGCAGGTGAACCTGTAGCGCCTTCTGGGTTGGTATTCCCTGAGTTCAGGCCAGATATACACATAAAGCCGGTTCAGTACAATCCTGATCTTCCGGTCTATATGTGGGTTGACCCCGGTTACAGCGATGCCTGTGCCTATGAGTTCTTCCAGTACGTGAACGGTCAGATGAGGGGCTTCCATGAGATATATGAGAGGGGAAAGATAGCCCTAGATGTGATAGATATATGCCGGAAACTCCCTTTTTGGAAGCGGACCACCGATACCAGCGGTCCTGGGCTCATAGCGACTGAGGATATATACGGGGACCAGCACCACCATATGTCGTCGGTGGCCGAGGTATGGCTGAAAGAGACGGGTATAGTGCTTAGAAGTTCCAAGGTGAGGGGTATCAATGATGTCAATGACCGGATAAAGTACACATTGAAGTTCGATCCGCTGACCGAGGAGCCTGGAGTGGTGTTCGATCCGTCCATGAAGGGTATATTGAGTAATTTCGGGGCCTACCCGGACCCGTTTGATGGACAGACCCGTGTATACCGGTGGAAACAGGACCGGGACGGGCAGGTATATGGTAATGTACCGGAAGATAAACACAACCACGGTATAAAAGCCTTGGGGTACGGGCTGGTGGACCGTTTCGGCTACGTGAGGTCGATGGGTAATTCCAGTATAAAGATAGTCCAGCACTGATAGGATAGGCATGGCTATATCAGACGACATAATCGACAAGGTAGAACGTAAGATACTGGACACGAGCAGGCTCAGAGAACGTATGGACGATGATTACAATCTCTGGAACCTAAGGACCTACGAAGGTATGGAGGCCGGGTACGAAGTATTCACCTCAAATGAGCCCAAGACCTTCGCTAGGAAGGCTATAGCGATTCTAGGTGGCGCTTCTATGACCATCCGGTGCCCTCAGAACAACGATCCTAGGGAAGGCCGTGAGCAAGACAACGCCAAAGAGCAGTTCGCCATCGGGAACCTGAAGTCCAATGATGAAAGGCTGGTCCGCATGGGGATGGTACCTCTTAGGCGGGCCATGTCCTTCCACCTGCTCATCCGTGGTTACACGGCGGGCAGGTGTGTACTATCCAAAAGGGAAGGACGGGTCTGGGCGGACGCTACACCTTGGGACCCTAGAGAGGTGACGTGGGAGTATGGTTCTGAGGGGCTGGCGTGGATGTGTCGGCGCTACGCTGTTATCAGGATGGCGGTGGAAGATGAGTGGAAGCTGCCCAGGTCTGATAAGTCGATGGAGGACCAGGTGCTCATGGTCTATGACTACTACGACGAAGAGAAGAACATAGTAGTCATACCCGATGCCAAAGATACCCCGGTCAAGAACGAGAGACACGGCATGACCGACGGGTACGGTATCCCAAGGGTACCTGGGTGGGTCATAGCCAACCCGTTACAGCCTCCGGTCCAGTCCGTTGACATGACCACTGGGGGAAGTTTCGAGAGCAGCCAGATGGGAGACATGCTGGCCGAGTACGGTGAGTCGATCTTCTCTGAGGACCGGGAGATATGGGAAACCCATAACTTCAACATGAGTGTGATGAAGAACCTGGTCAGCCGGAGCCTGAAGCCGGTCTTTGGGATACGCTCCCGTGACGGTGTGAAGCTAGTTGAAGGGGACCCCTTCCGGTCCGGTGCTGAGATACCGCTGGCTGACGGTGAAGAACTCATAGTCTACGACTTCTTACGCTCCGCCCCTGACCTGATACCTTACATGACCGTGGTACAAGGTGAGATGCAGCGGGGAGCTTTCCCGGTCATCATGCACGGTGAGACTCCGGCAGCCATATCCGGCTTCGCCATGAGTCTCTTGAAGTCTGGACCGGCAGACAAGGTATTATCGGCTGCTGAAGCGGAAGAGCTGGCCATAAAGTCCATCACAAATATGTGGTGCGACCAGTTCGTGAGTGGGGCCTTTGGGCAGGGTGGTATGCAGCTCTCAGGACAGGGAGGGAACCGTAAGTGGTTCGTGGCCAATATAACCCCGGACATGATAAGGGAACTCCCTGAGCTTGAGATCACGCTGCGACCACAACTACCTGAGGACGACGCCGCCAAGATACAACTGGCGAATGCTCTCCGTACCCCAGGCCCAACCGGGGTACCCCTCATGTCGGACTACGACATCAGGGAGTCTTACTTGGACCGTCAGGACTCGGACCAGGACATGGATACCATCTTGCAGGAGATGGCCTCCATGCACCCGTTGGTACAGGCGCACAGGTTCGCTGACGCTCTAGCCAAACGGGGTGATGAAGGGGCACAATACTGGCAGGCTCAGTGGATGCAGATGGTCCAACAGATGATGCAGCAGGGTCTACAGATACCCGACATAAAGCCACCTGAGGGCGCTAGTCAGCCTGGTTTCAGCCCACAGGTACTTCCCAACGCGGCCCAAGGAATACCAGGGCCCACTCCAGGGGTGGATACTCCCTTCCAGTCCGGACCGATGGTACCTCCTGGGACTCCCAGGCCAGGAGCATTAGGTCCTAACGGCAACATAGGACAACCGTAACAACAGGGGGAAAGTCATGGCTAGAATGACGAGTGGATCAGGGGCGCTATTCCAAGAAGGCCCGGTGGGTGGTACAGGCAGGATCATTGAGCTAGAGCATAAGAGCCAGGTTGACTCTATGCGTAAGCAAATTGCGGACTGGAAAAAGGGCATACCAGATTCTGAAGGTAGAGCAGTTCTCTGGCAAGAGATTCCTCAAGACCAAGAAAGTTTCTACATGAATCCTGGTGGGTTTTCCATTCGTCAAGCAGACGGGACATACCTGGGCGCTGAGGGGAGCAGTGTCAACATGGCAGCCATTGACCAGTCCGATCCGAATTGGGTCGATCCTATTTACCGAACAGGTGGACGCGCTGAGGGTATGAATATTTATGCAAATACCCCGGAAGGAAGACGGGTACAGAGACAGAGTGATATTCCTAACCAAGAGGAGCTGACGAGGCTGGGTATGGCGCAGGGCTGGAACCGACCTATGTCGTCTGCTGAATGGTTAGGTTTTCAAGGAAGAGAAGGGTTCATAAATCCAAGCACTGGAAGGCAAGGTGCTGGAGGTATGATTGGGCAGCAACAGGTAGTTTCTACTACAGGTGACGGAAATCTCGGTTCGACATTTGACTCTGGCCCCTCCCGGATGGCCTATGATGATCTAGGTCAGGAAAGGGGCCATATGACTGCTAGTATGGCAGCCAGCAAAGGCTGGTCCTGGGAACCAGGCCCAAAGAATGTAATTACCTCAGCAGATCAGCCACTTAAAGAAACCGGAGAAGCTATTTGGGACGCTGAAACGAATCAAATGGTAGACTCTGGCACATTTCAGCCTATTACTTACACTCAAACACTAGAGACACCTACTGACACGGG